TTGCACCTTCACATTGAGCGTGTTCAAGTTGCAACTTCTCGATACGTATCAACTCTTTACATTTGATTATCAAGGACATTGGTATCGTGTACTCGTGAGCAATTAACTCGTCGTACATTTGTTGCATTGCGGTTCTCATTGCTTTCTTCTTCTGCGCTTTGGTTGCTCATCGTCTGCGATAGTCGCTCTTTCGATTGCTTGTTGTTGCTCTCTCCATTCTGCTTGTTCTTTGATTGAGTTTAGTTTTTGTTGACAGAATATCAATAGAGAAAAATAACTCTCTACAAAGCAAGTAGAGCAAGAGGGCATAGAACGTCCGTAGAGTGATTGATAAACGCTTCTCAAACGATGCGCTTCTTCTGGGTTCAATGACAACACTTGTGTCTTTTTGTACTCGTTGTATTTCGGTTCTAGACCTACAACGAACTCGATGTCTTCAAAATTCATATTTTAGTTTCTAATAGTGCAACAATGATAGTAGAGATAGACGCGTAGAGAATACCTACGAGACCGTACTGATAAGTAAAGTAGCCAAGACCAATCCAAAACGACATACAAAATGCGCAATCGAGAGGTTTCATTCTTTGCCAGTTGAAAGGATTACGACCATAGATTAAAGTCTTTAAGTAGTCCGCAGGTTTGCCAAAGTTTACGAGTATGACGCTGAACGACGCGATACCCAAGATTTCTAGATATGTCATATCAATAGTGATTTTTGTAGTATAGTTGTGCTAGAATAGGCGCTTTGCTTGAATGCGCGTTTAAGTCTGTTTCGTAGCCGTCGACGAATGCTTTCTTCAATAGTGCTTCTTCTTCTTCTACGAGTCCTTCAAATTGCTTGTGAAGTCTTCTTACTTCTTCTGCTTTCAAGGTGTCTCCACATTCTTCGTGGATGTTTGCGAGATTCGTCAAAAATCTATCAACGAATTTCATTGGGGTTTGTTTTCTCATATTGTTCTTGTACTAGTTGTTTCATTAATTTTACTACGCGTAAGATTTCTCGTACGCTAATTCCTGTTTTGCGATGCAAAGAACGTGCGCTATTTCCATCGAGCCACATCTTGAATAGTTCTCTCTCGTACCAATGAGATGACTCAATGATGAAGTCGTATGCGCGTATCTTGCTTCTCTCTTCTTCATACTCTTCTTCTTCTACTAGATGGTCTTTGTCGTCATTATGTAGGTGACACTCGTACACATCAACATTGTCGTAGATGCGATTTTGTTGAAATGGGTGACGATTACCATTGATGGCGGTGTGAAGTACTTTAATAGCCCACCACTGCAAGTAACCGTCGTTGTGTAACTTCTCAACATATGCGTCTTCTTTTTCGAGTAGTAGTAGAAAAAAGTATTGATATAGTTCTCTTGCTAGTTCTTTATTCTTTGATATTCGAAGACACGTATCGAAGACCCACTTTTGAGTTGTTAGATTTTCGATGATTTGTGACTTCTTCAACGATGCAAATATAGAAAAAGATTTTGTATTTGAAAACTATTTTTTCTCAATCTTTACAAAATACCCGTCTTTCTCATATCGCTTCTTCGTGCGCAACATATCGCTCTCTTCTTTCAGTATGTGAATCGACGACGATAGATTCTTCGTTGCTATAAGAATCCAGTAGTTCGTGAGTTTGTTTATAGGTTGTGGCAAATGCTCTGTCATATTCTATCAAATCTTGTGTTTGTCTTACGCTATGGATTACGGTTGAGTGGTCTCTGTTTATGATTCTTGCTATTGATTCAAATGACATACGCAACGTCTTTCTACAAATGTAGTTAAAAGTGTGACGAGCGTAGACGATGTGTTGTTGTCTATTATGAGAATAGATGTCGTCTGGGGTGATATCATAAATTTGACAAACGCTTCTTATTGCGTCTTCCCATTTTGCTTGATTCTTGGTTATGTCAATTTTTGGTCTCAAGATTTCTTTTCTCAGACTTTGAATGATTTTCTCGTAGTTGTTCTTCTGCTCAATCAATAACAAGCGTTGTCTTCTGAGTTCTTGTTTTAAGATGTGTAGTTCTTGATAGTGTGTCATATTTTTTCGATTTGTTCGAGTAGTTGAAATGCGAGTTCTTCGTCGAACTCTGTTTGTTGTTGTTGATTCTTACGGTCAAAATTTTGGTCTATTGTTTTAATGAAGTGTGAGTTCTTCGCTTTTGCTTCGTTTATTGACTTACGCAAGTCATCACTCACAATCTCACGAATGAATTGATACTGCACATTTAACGCTCGTGCTAATATGTACGCTCTTCGTATTTCTTTTATTTGGTTCATATGCGCTCTTTGTATTCTGTTAGTTTGCCTTCAAAAGTTGTAGGTATAGTACAACACTCACCGTTGCGATTCTTCGCGATTATCAACTCCGCTTCTTCCACGTCTGGCTTTTCTTGGTCATAGTATGCAGGTCTAAACGGAAACATCACAATATCTGCGTCTTGCTCAATCGCACCACTCTCTCTCAAGTCACTCAACATTGGTCTCTTGTCTGCTCTCTCTTCGCTCTTACGAGATAACTGCGCAAGAACAATGACCGTGATTTTCAATTCTTTTGCCAGTAGTTTAAGCCCTCGTGATATCTCGGCTATCTCTTGCTCACGATTTGCTTTTGTACCTTTGATTAATTGAATGTAGTCAATCACTAACAAGTCAAGACCTTTGCGAGACTTATGTAGTTTTGCTTTGGCTTTTATTTGAGCGATAGAAGTATCAACGTCATCGTCTATGTGAAACTCGATAGATTGATTGTTTGCGACGTGAATCACTTTGTCGATTTCATTTTGTTCGAGACGACCATTGCGAATCTTCCAATTCTCGATAGAACCTATCAAAGACAAGTATCGTTTCGCGAGTTGTTCGTTGCTCATCTCAAGCGATAAGAAGAGTGCTTTGTAGTTGTACTTCGCGAAGTCTTTTGTGAGGGTGAGTGCGATTGCCGTCTTTCCCATACCCGGTCTACCTGCTAATACAATCAAATCACCTTCGTTGTAACCACCGATGTATTTGTCTAAATATCTCCATCCTGTTTGTTTGCCTGTCAGCGCACCACCTTTGAGACTATTGTCAACGATTTGGTCAACGACCTTGTTTGTGACTTTGACGATTGAGTCTGGCTCTTTGTGAGTTGAGAATGTAGTCTCTTCAAGAATGTTTTGAATGTCTTTGACCATCTCACTCAAGTCTTTTGTCAAGTTTAAGTTAGTAACTCTGTCGACAAGAGTTCTCTTTATGTACTCGTACTCTAGAGTCTTCAAGTGTACTTTGATATTTGACATTCCACTTGCTTCTTGTTGTATACGAATAATCTCAAGAACTTCTACTCGTGTAAAGTACTTTGATAAAGTCACAAGGTCAACAGGTTGATTTTCGTAGTAGAGTTCTGTCATCGCGTCTACAACTCGACGAGATAAATCTTGAGTGAACCAATTCTTATTGATTTGTGGTAAGAAGTGTCTTGCATCATTGTAGAAGAGCAAGTTTGATAGTATCATTTGTTCTAGATTCATAGTGTTGCAAGTTTATGAGTATTTGTTGAGACTTTCAAGTTGTTCGGTTTCCACGTACGAACTGCGCTCTTCCAATCTTTCATTTTGTTTTTGCCTATCATCCATCCTTTCGACTCGTAGAAATCGAAGAACTTGTTTGAGACATCGTTCATACCTATTAAATCCATATATTCTCTCAACTCGTCTAGAGTTGGTTTAATAAATTTATTATTTACTTTATCTTTTACATTATCATTATCATTAACATTATCGGCATTTTTGGTATCGTTTGGTATGCGCTCGTATGCGGTCGCATCCCATCGCTTACGAGCATTATCCGAATTACGCTTTCGTATGTCTTCGTACTTCATTAAATCCCTTTTAAGTTGTTGCTTAATAGGTTCAAATGCAATCTTAGTGATTACATTGTCTGTCTCTGGGTCTTTGTCGTTCACATATTGTAGTATGTGTTTGAACAAGTGACCTGCTTGTTCGTCTGTGAGTTGGTCTATCGTATGTATTATATCACAATACAATAGAAATGATTTTTTGTCGGTTGCCATAAATTAAAAAACCCCATCGAGATAGCGCAGTAGCAGTGCAACTATCCCAACAGGGCTAAAGTCTTTTAACATACGGAATCTGCTACATTCCAGTTAACATCACAAAGATAGTGATTTTATATAAATAGCAATCTATTTTTTTGTTGCGATTGAATATCTACCAAATCCCTCGGTCTCATCACATACAATGTCTAGACCTTCTTTGTGTCTGAGCGTATGAATAAGCGCGGCAAGTCGAAATGAGCCGTACAAATTCAAAGCGTCGATTGGTGTGATTGACTTACCATTCATCAAGTGAGTCTTCACTTTCTTGAGTTGCGATTCCTTTTTCATAGTTGTCTATAATTTATTTTTAGTTTATCCAGTCCTTGAGTGTCTCGATATAGATTGTCGAATACGACGCATTCTAATTGGCTCTGTTTGATTATCTTAGAGCATTGTATACAAGGAGACATCGTGACGTACATCGTTGCACCTTGAGCGTTTATACCCGCTTTTAAGATAGCGTTCATTTCTGCGTGAATGACTTCGTCTTTCGTCACATCGTTCTCTTCACATTCGTTGCAAAATCCTGTCGGTGTACCATTATAGCCAAATGATATGATATTGCCATCTTTGACTATGATTGCGCCAACTTTTGCACGATTGCACCTTGAAAGTTTAGAGACGGTGTGAGCGATGTCCATATACATCACATCGAATTGTTCACTTCTTGTCATCATATTTGCCTATGTAAAATCCAAGAACGAACGCCAGTAGAATAAATCCGTACCAAATTGCCATTTGTGTATTTGTCATTGATTACCTCCTTGTTTGTCTTTTTCAATAAGTTCCTTGAGTTTTTCTTTACGCTCTTTTCTTAGTTGTTCTCGGTTTTCAATGCGCCATTTGTTTATTGCTATTGCGTCCGATTGTTCTGCGTTTTCAAGGAGTTGTTTTATCTTGTCATTCATTGCTCTTGTATTTTATCACGCATCCATTTTGCACCTTCTATAAATCCTACTTCTAAATAATTCGCAAAATCAATAGGAAACATTTCTACACTGTTCTCATAAGATTGCTTTTGTTCTTGGTATTCATTGTTTGATTCTTTTTGTATCTCCTCATCACTTGGTAGTTCGATGGGCAAATGATTTTTAATTTCTTCTTCTACATCAGTTTCCCTTCTTGCAATACCATCAAATTTGCCAAGTTGATAAAACAATTTCAGATGTTCTTCTGTGTATAGTTTCATTGCTCACCTGCTCCGTATGTTTGTTCGTAGTATTGTTCACCAGTTATTGGTAGTGTACTTTCAGGATAATCAATTCCATGAACTGTTCCTTTGTTGTATGCAGTTTCAATTCTTTCTTTCTCCATTTCTTTGGCTTTAATTAAAATATCATGTGCATCTGTGAACTCTGATTTGCCATTGATAAATTTTGACAACTCAATGTGTTGCCACTCCACTGACGTTTGTTGTTTGTTGTTAATATTTTCCATTTTTTTATTGTCAAAGTGTTTTGATGTTAATTCTTTATTGTTTGTCATCTCCGTAGGTTTGATTGTAGTGTTGTTCAATGGTATTTTTGACATCTATTCCTTCACCCAATAAAGGCCCGTTGAAATACCAATCCTCGGTAAAGTTGATTGTTTTTTCCTTCTCCATTTCTTTGGCTTCTCTGATTTCCTCTTGATGGTCTATGTAAAAAGTAATTGCTTGTGGTATGCCTAACTTCATTGCTAACTTTCCACATAGGATGTCCACTGCCGTCTGTTGTTTATTGTTTGTCATCTCCGTAGGTTAATGGTACTTCAATTACTTGAACTCCGCAATGGTCTGCGTTATCCCACAAAGTTGAATCATCACAATTTAGAATCTCTAATAAATGCCTTGCTTCTTCTTCTGTTGTTTCTTTGGTGTTGTAGATGATGAGAGTTCTTTTTTTAGTAACGGGCGCTAAATTCATAAGATGTTTTTTTACCATTTCTTGTGCTGTATCTGGATTATTCTCGTAGTAATTTTTAATTGCCTCAGCAGTGTTTAACAATTGATGTTGCGTGTATAGTTTCATTTGTTATCTCCGTAGGTTTTGTTGTAGTATTGTTCAAAAGTGATTGGTTCGTTTTCACTTATTCCATGCCACCAAGTGTTAAAATGTTCCGTCTTGTGCATTGCTTTGGCTTTTGTTTTTAGTTCCATGTACTCGCTTACATCTATTGATATTTGAACTCTGCGAATACTTACATTTTCCCAAGCATCGCCTTTTTCTTCAAGTTGGTCAATGAACCACTCCACGCTACTTTGTTTATTGTTTGTCATTGTGTTCTAGTTTTAACTACTTGTACTACTTCATAAAAATTGTCACCGTATACTTCGTAGTGAGTATATAATCCACCTAAAGGGAATAGTTGCAAATCCATTGAATAAGATTCTTCTAGTTGAGAGCAGACATCTTGCATTTGTGGTTCGCTATCAAATACACAAATTATATCGTTGTCTTCGTTGACGAGAACATAAGACATCCCATTCAGTCGATTTGATAAGAACTCAGCAAATATCTTCTTATCGAATCTACCTACTATTTCTTGATTGTGATACACTCGATACTCGATAGAGCCATTCACATTTGCTTCTACGATTTGTATCATCTTGCTTTTCCTTTATAGAATTTGAAGTCATAGATTGCTTTTGAGAACTCATCAAAATTCGCGATTGGTTCATCTTTCTCGAATTGATAAGGTGTTGCCTCTGGCATCTCACGAAGTCTCTTCGAGTTTCTATTGATGCAATGGTAAGCATAACCTATCGCAAACGCAACAGGTGTCGCAATGATTAGATAAATGATGTCTAGTGCCATAGTCGTATAAATAGTGGGGGCGATTAAGCCCCCAATGTTTGAAGAAGTTGATTTTTACGTGAAAGCAATAAAGCGATTCTGTTTTCGTACAATTCACGGCAAAGCAAATTTGGCTTTCTTGTGATTGCGATAATTCCTGTCAATTCAATTTCTAAAACTTCTAATTGACGAGCGATGTTCTGTGTGTTGTTTTTCATATTTGTTTGTATCATGTTTCAAAAGTACAACTATTTCCGACATATGCAACACACTCGAAAACTTTTTTTTCTATTTGCTTTTGTTTTTTACAATTCTATGACATTTCTAAGCATATGACCTGCATAGTACAACTTCTCATCAATCAAGTCTTTAACGTCGTCAAGTGTGATATTTACTACGTGCAACTTGTGTGAGTCTTCAAATCTAGGGTCGTACGAAACAAAGAACGCGTTCTCACAAGCACTCGCAATCATACCCATTTGCATCTGCCAGTAGTACTCGCTATGAAGCGACTTCAAGTCTTCGTTTGTTTTGATTGAGAAGTTGCGAAGATGAACACCGCTATTGAAAGGACATTTTATCTCAACGATAAAGTCATCACCTAGCGCATCGGGAGAATACCCACCAAACTCACCATACTCGATGAAGACGAACGTCTCACCTCCGTAGTAAGTAACAAGAGTGTTAAAAGGGTCAAACGCTTCGTATGCTTGTTTCTCGTGTTCTTTACCCCAATCAAGAGCGCGACCATAGATTTCGTTTCTTTGGTTCGTGAGAATCTCTGCACCTTTCTCGTAGATAAAAGTCTTCGCCGTCTCGCTCAAGTACTCCGATTTGTTTCTCGGAGTACCCATCAACTTATGAATCTGTGAAGCGGTAAATCTTGTGCGTCGCAACTCTAGCCATTGCTCTTCACTTTGTGTAGTCGTAACCATTCTCAATCATTCATTTGACACTAGACAACAATTTGTAGTCAACTTCACTCAATGTGTACTTTTGAGTAATGTCACTAATCTTACCACCTTTTTGAATGTGTTCTACTGCACGTTGCCAATTTGGGTGTTTAGGTGTAAGAGTTTCTTTTTGTGGTGTGCGCCCCATGGCTTTCTCTCCATCGTCATCGTCGTCGATGTTAAGACCTAAGATTGCACCTAGAGCGTAGCGTCGTGCGTAAGTGATTGCAGAACCCATCGCTTGAGGGTCGTTTTGTTTTACGACAGGCATCTTGTACGATGCTTCAATCCATTCACCGCTCTCGCTATGAATTAAGATAGTCGTCAAAGCGTCATCGTCTGGGAGTTGTGCAAACGCAAGACCGCACTCACTCAATGGTTTTTGAATTGTGTCTAAGATGTTCGCTAAAGATGCGTACTTAGATTTGAAAAATGGGTTGTTTGCTTCTTTCGACACCTTGCCGATTGATGCTTGAAACTTGCATAAAGCAAGTCCAATGTTCTTGATTGATTCGCTTTTGTTCATATTAGTTTTCGATTTGTTCAATGATTTCTTTTGCCGTCTTGAATACCTTGACCGCCGTAGGGTGATACACATCACCTTTCAAATACTTACGAATAGTAGGGAGAGACAAACCTGTTCTCTCGTGGATAGTCTTTTGAAGACCGTGATAGTGTTTCTTTTTTAACTCTTGTTGGATTTGCTCTATGTTTGTCATACCTCACAAAAGTACAACAATTCTTTCATAATGCAAACAAAAAGAAAATTATTTTATATCTATCGAGAAGATTCTGTCTCCTAGTTTAGTAGCAAGTTCTGTCGAAATGCCGTCTAGAAGTTGTTGATTCCATACGTTGCGTATGAACTTTGTGGGTTTGATACCTCGACGACCTATCGCGTTCGCGATTGCTTGTGCTTTGTTGCGTCGTGCAGTAGCAAGATTCTCATTCTTTGAACCTCGTACTTGTATTCCTTTGTCGATGAGCCATTGTTCGATGGCTTGTACAGGTGGGCGTTTACCACGACGACGACCACCGTCGACATACTCTGCGTAGTCTTCCATCCCTAGACGCATCGTCAATGACGTAGGCGTTCTAGTAGTCTCAAGAGGTTTGATAGATTGTCTTAACTTACCACTAGCGTTTGAATCGTATGTAAACTTCCCTTTACGCTTTGGCTTGTCAAGTTCTTCTTGAAGTTGAATAGTTACTTTATTCCAAAAGTTAGCGATAATTTGATTCAACTCGCTATCGCCTTTCGTGACGAAAGAGTCTGCGCGTTCTCCTAGCCCGTTCAAAAACTCATCAAAGGTCATTGAGCATCTCGATTAATTGTGGGTGAGGGTAAACATCTATCTTGTCTTTGCGTACTGAGTTATGAGTGAAGACTCCATTCTTACCACTCAACGCTCTCTTTGTCACTTGCCAAATATCCTCGTTGTACGTCAAGTCGATTGCGTATTTGTCTCGCCATAACAAGAGCAACTCTTTGACGCTTTCGATTTGCTTGGTTGTGTAGTTCTCAAAGTACTCATATCCTTTGTAAGGTGTGTCAAGTTTGCAAACGTCTTTCACTTCTTTACCAACGTAGTTGTAGTACTTCGTTCCCTTTTTAACTAAGTACCCCCAGTTGCACAATTCGATACCGATAGACGACTTGTCTAGATTTGTGTATGGTAGACCTAAGAAATGAGATGACTTGAGACCTAAGTGATACGCCCAAAACTTAGAGTCAAACCCTTGTACGATTTGACCATCACGAGAGATAGCGACACAAGTAGCAACTTTGACTGCGTCTGCTTCCCAAAATTTAAAAGTTGAGAGAGCGTCTGCTCCACCTGCCGTGTGATGCAAGTAGATTTGTTTCTTCGTTGTTTCGTCTGCGTTATAGCCCTTGAACGGAGTTTGCTTGATATTCATTTGTGAGTCGTGTTAAGTACCAATTCGCTTTTTTTAAGTCTTCGAGACGATTCTTTTTTTCGAATCTCCACACATATTTCAAGACGTTGCCTTTGAGATATCCGTAAAACGCTTCTTGTGTCATAGACGCTTTGATTGCTTCTATTGCTTCGACATCTCCTGTCTTGTAGTGGTTTGGGTTTATCGCATCTTTTTCCATCGTGACGCAAAAGTATAAAAGTCTTCGTCAATTATCAATGAATGACCGCCATTTAAGAAGAGTTGAGTATGTTCGTGATACGCGCTAATTGCTACAACTTGACGCAAATCGACAAGACCTTCTTCTAGATACTCTATGATTTCTGGGTCAACTCCCATCTCAAGAAACGCGTTGTCGTTTCTCTCTTCGTGAACGATTAAGACATCAATTATCATAGCGTTTTGTGTGTGTAAGCGTGAATCTTTCTACCTTCATTCTCGTCTCTAACAGGTTTGAGAATAAGCCAACGCCCTCCGATTGGTTTAGGTGACGCACCTCTCTCGACGTGCCACCCTTTAGAGCCGTCTCCATACTCTTCTTTGTACGCACTTGTACGAATCATTAAGATATCGCGTTGTTGTACCGTGTCTTTGTTTGTGAGATATTCAACGGTGTAAGTCAATTCGTAGTCTTCGTGAACGTGACCCATCCAAATCGCATCCGCGCCCTCGACGTTGACACTCATACGATTGTGCTGAATAGTGCCTCGTGTAACTGCACCACCTCCACCGAATCCGTGCATATATTTGATAGCGTAACTTATCGTGTGTTTCTCGCCAGTACGAAAAGCGTAGCGAATCCATCCACCATATCCACCTACTTGAATTTGTGTATCACACTTGTAGTTAAGAAGAGTGACAAAGCGTTCGATTATGTCTGTCTCTTGACGCTTCAAGATTGCGGTTTCGTGGTTGCCATAACCGATTAATTTGATGAGATGTGCGTAAGGTGCAAACCAATCAACCGCCGTGTTGATAATAGCGTCGAAGTAATTTGCGACGTTATGCTCTTCTCGAATATCGCTTTTCGATTTGCGAGGGTCGTAAGCACCTTGCATCAAACAAAACAAGTCACCATTTATGAGAATATCGTGATTCCCTTTTAATGCTTCGTCAAGATGTTTCTTGAGTAATGCTCTGTCACATTTAGGATTATCCCAATGTAAGTCAGAGATGAGAAGAACTTTTGTTTCTTCCCAGTTTTTTTCGATTCGAATGACGTTGTTTTTCTTCATATAATAATACCAAGCAAAAAAGCAATAACAGAGTAAAACACTATTTGTGATTTAAGCGTCTTCTCGTGCGTTCTAAGCGACTCTATTTCGATTTGCTTAGTTTGTATTGTTCGTGCTTGAATTGTGCGAATAGAGTCGATTTGTGCGATTTCAATAGAATCTAGTAAAATCAACTTTTTGTAGTCGAGAACTTTGCGTCTCGCTTTTGCGCCCTCAACGAGATAATAATTCGCTTGTGAGAGAGTCGATGTGTCGATGCAAATTGATTGCCCTTTTAAGCCCGTCGCTAGTACGAGAAAAAGTGTCAACATACATCGTGTCATACATATAAATAGAATCGCGTAGAATCTGTTTC